GCTGTAGCGTAGTGAGTTTCATACGCGTAAATCAGGTATGGAGTTTCTTTAGCCGTTCTTGCGTAATTAGCAATCTTGACTGACAATCCACCGTAGACTTCAACGCATACGCGAGTCTTGGGCTTAGTATCAGTCCCAACCATCTTATTAACAATAACCGGCCTAGTGCCTGGAAGCATATCATCCATTAGCACTTCGCCACACTTCGGGCAAACGGCAGGTTCTTGATTTTCTGGCTGGAATACATCAGTCTCTTCGTCTACGTCAATCTCATTCTTACAGAGAGGGCAGACTAGAGTATTTACCTGCTCGGTTACTTCCTCAAACTTCTTAGCCTCATAGCTACCATACTTGAAGTCGCTATGAGGATACGTGTAACCGAACACCGGACCTTCAGTGTAGAAAGTGTAAAGAGCTTTCAGCCACTGAAGTGGAGCATTGTTATGATTATCAATCAGCTTAGAAATCTTATCGCCAGCCTTAGCCGTTACTGTGTCAAGCGTTGATTCAGCATCAGCAGGAAAGCACTTAACATTAGGAGTAGAAACAGAGAGTGCAGCAATAATAGTCTCAATATAAGCACGGAAAGTATTAACCGGCTTATCATAGTATGCCTGGTCACCCTCGTCCTCATTATTGGCGTTATCCCAAACTCTCCAATCATGAGCAACCGTAGAATACCAATGCTGGAAGATGGAATCCCAAAACAGCTTCATCCTCCGAGACTTCATTATCTGTCGTTCGCGAACAGCTTTATCCTCATCGTCGAAATGCTCGACGACATCAAGGAGAAGTCTCTGAATTTCTTCAGTTGGCAGCTTGGGATTATCCGGCATTGTTATTTCTTTTCAGTCCCAGTCATCTTACCAGAAATAAAATCTCCAAGCCTACTGAGAACACCCTGAGAAGGAGCAGTTTTTACTCCAGCAGGTTGTTTCTTTTTCTTCTCTGCATCTTCAGCCGCTTTCTTCTTGGCGTATTCCTGCAGAGACTTTACAGCATCAGGCTTCTTTGGCTGTGGTTTCTGTTCCGGCATTTGCGGCTCCGTGTTTAGATTCAGCCTCTGCCTCAGCAGCTTTAATTTTCTTTTCGAATTCAGCAAGGATTCGATCGTGCTCAAGCTTGTCTGCACGTTCTAACTCCTGCTGTTTAACCCTCCAAGGAATATGCTTCCTCGGAATAGGGACTGGCTCCGGAGCAACCATACGTTCTTCTTGAACCTGTGGCGCCGCTATTCTATTCAATAGAATCTCATTCTGGCGCCTAAGATTGGCGTTCTCGATTTTCAGAACATCACAAGCCGAGCACGGCCTAGGTTCTCTTAAGATGTCTCGTAATTCACGGAGCCAGTTAAACATTAGTGCCTTCTCCTACGATGGAAAGTAGATACTCCAATTGGTCTGTTCTCAGCTTCCAACCGAAGCATATTACGGTAGTAAGCAGTCCACTCATTAGTCTCTTGTAGAGTCTTAATGAGTCGTTCCTGAGCCTGAATACGCCTGAATTCCTCAGCCGAATCCTCAAAGTAACGTTCGGCTGAATCACAAGCGTATCTTAGAACATCGTAAGGGTCATCATCTGGAAACTCAGCTACATCTTCAGGAGGCTTTCCATCTTTTCCAGCCTTTTCGTAATTGCACGATTGAATTGCCAAAGGCATCAATGTGCATTGCTTGAAAATCTGAAGCCTAGGTAGATTCGTTTCCGGAACTGGCGCATCGAACAATCTAAGGTAGTTCTTGTAATCCTGCTCACTCTTATTCCTGTATAGCCATTGAGCATAGCCCTCGTCAAACTTGGGCATCTCACTGACAGGAATAATAGGTCTAGGAGTCCACCTTAAATATTCGTGAACCAGCGTCTTCCCCGCTATGCGGGAGCCTGAACTATTGTCAGATAATTCTACGTAGCGCCCTAATGCTTCCTCAATCTGAGATTGGACAGTATGTTCAGTTCCTCTATCTTGAGCCGCTGACCTACAGAACTTGACAACTCTTGGGTTCTCTCGCTCAATGATGTCCTTTACTGTAGGAGCCCATTGAGCAATTTTTGCTCCACGCCAAGCAAGCTCTCTATAGAGATAGAGTCTTCCGTTTGGTGAGATAGCAAAGAATCCAACATATGTCATCGCTCGAAGTCCCCAATCTCCGATGACCATACGAGGCCACCAATCAGGGATATCGAACGGATCTATTACATGAATCGCATTGTCAGGCTCGTCATGGTAATGTCTATCACGAAATTCGTCAAAGACAAGACCTTGATAAGCTTCCCAATCTCCCATCTTGGCTTTCCTTTCAGCCTCAGGAAGACCAGCAAGAGTCTTTCCATAAGCTTCGCCAAGATGGGGATTGTCAAGATACGTAGCGTGGATATAAATCCGCTTATTGCCGCCACGTCCTACAATGATTACAGAGCCCTTTGGAGCAGGGTCAATTAGCCGTCGTTTGACCCAACTATGTCCTATATCTCCTGGCATTCCTCCTGCACGAATTATCTCAGGAAGCTCTGAGCCAATAGGAGCACGAGTTCTCGTGTAACCAATGTAAAGAAAAATCCATTGCGTGAGTGATGTTAATTCGTCTGGCGTAAACAGGTTAATTTCCATGCCGTCATATCTGTGAACATCGTCTTCTGTTTCACAGTGACCGCATGTGATAACCGCACCAGCATTCCCACGCAAGCCGCTACCATATTGATCAGGAGATGGAAATGTCCACGTTAAATCCTGACCGTTCCAGGTAGCACCGAACCTTGGATAAATCTGCTTCATCCTAGGAATAATTTCCGTCTTTAGTTCTGGGTTGGTTCTACGCAAAAAGAGCTGCTTGAACCTCGGATTCTCATGCCAACCTCTTACGATTGGCAGCATCATCAAGGTTTCAGTCTTAGCGGAACCTGCACCCCCGCCGTAAAACGCTTCTTTAATCGAATCGGGAATGGCAAGGAATAGTTCTTGTTTAGGGAATGGACGCCATTCCTTTACAAGATTTTCAACTACCGCATCCTTCCCCTTTGGGATTAGGATGTCCATTATCCAGCAGTGTTATCAAATAACCTAACGGTAGGACTGGCCGTTGTACAACGAATAAACGCACCAGTTACAATAGCAGACGTAAAGGCAGTGAACGGTCCTGCTTCAGCAAGAGAAGATTCTAAAGCAGCCGTTGATTGGATGATAACTGATTGAGTAGGAACAGCGTAAACTTGATTCTGATTGAGAACAGTGGGAGGACCGATTGGAATTGCTACCATATGCTGAGTCTCGCCTGTGCGCGCTCAAATACCTCATATGGAAGCAGACGTTTTGAGTAGACAGCTACATCAGCCATGTAACCAGAGAAGAATAGAGAAGCACCTCCAAATGAACCAAGATACATCGTTCCACCAGCCGCAATTGATCCGGCTCTTGCAGTCAAATCTTCACTTGGAACCTCAGCGCCATTCACATAGAGTCGAATAGGCTCACCAGTATTCCAAGTGTAAGCTACATGATACCATGTGTTCGGAGAGAGAGCTGAATTTGCACGATTAAAGAACTGCAAGCCACCAAGTCTAAGAGACATGATTGGCTTTCCAGTATCAAAGCTCGCATAAGTTGCGCTGGCTGCATTACTCCAACACATCTCATGACCAGCAGCCCATGCTGGATTATTGACGATGCACTCAACACTAAGTGCAGTTGCACCCAGTAATGGGTCTGCAACTACACTAGCGGAGGAAGCCCCATCATATAGAGCTGAAAGTTGAGTCGAAACGATTCCAGGCTGGTTTAGGGTAATACCAGCCGGTTTCGTCATATGCTGTTGATTGATTGAATCGTAGAACGTAGAGCCAAACTGTTCGTTTTGTCTCCAATACGCTACGGTATTCAGCTTACCAACCAAGCCAGCAATATTCCGTTTGACCGGATTAATCTTTTTGATTACGACAGTAGTAGGAACTGCGCACTGAATAAATCCACCTACTACTAATGCACCAGGTTCAGCCGTAGCTCCAGTCAATGCACCAAATCCGCCACCAAATGTAGTGGCGTATGTTAATGCATTAAGGGCTAGCACCCTATACGCTCCTGGAGGAATCGCATAGGGTGTATTAGCCGCTATTGCCGTTACGACTGCATTGACCAGTCCTACTGTTGGCATTTGATCTGCTGCAGAAGCCTAGCCAGCCTCTTAGCTTGCGACAACCGTAATGGTCCAAGCTCCACTAGAAATAGTAGCTGTAAACGTAACGGTCCCGGTGAGCGCGAACTGCAAGGGAGGGCTAGTAGGATCACTGTTCACCAGGTAGAAATTCAATACCTGTTTGACGATGTCAACGTAGAATGCCTGAATATTGCTAATTACCTTTGCGGTAACAGCAACACCAGCACCAGTCGTTGCGGTAACAGTAGCCGTTCCAATATTCGGCATTACCTAGTTCTCCTCTCTTCGAGCGAATCAGTATGAGCCACGCGCTGTCCTTCTAGAACTTTACGCTGGCTATCAAGCAGTAGCTCAATATCTTGCTTGCGCATCATGTTACGTTCTTGATTCTCAATCAGCGCAATCAATTTAGAGTTAGAAGCAGTGTTTTCCTTAACTACATTCATTAACTGTTCAGCCGTTACCCGCCAGAGTTCGGTGTATTGCTTGACATCTTTGCGGTAGAACACGAACATGAATCCAGCCAATACGCCGCCGACCCCTAGGGTTACCAGCCATTTGGTGAATTCTACATCCATGCCGGGTTCCATTATTACTTCAGACCGAAGTTCCCAGGCTTACTTGGGGTTACGACGAAATTGAAACCTAAAGGGTCGCTTTTTGCACTCTCTCCTGCAATGTTAGAAGCAGTAAGAGTAGCAGTATGGTTACCAGGAGTGAAAGCCGGAATAGGAGCCTCGCAAACGAAGGGACTAGCAGCGCCGGTGCAAGTGACTCCTGACAAAACAATACCAGTAACGGAGCCATCAGCATACACTCTATAAGTGTAAGCTTGGGCATCAGCAAGTGTAGGACTTGAGATTGTCCAAGTGAACTTGCTAGAGCCAGTAGCCGGAATTGGAGTTTGTGCATCAAGATTTCCTGATATCAGGAAGCTGATTGCGAAAACAGCCAGCAAAAACCTCTTCACTGTGGGTCCTCCTTGAGGGTCAATTCTTGGAAATGAGACTCTTGAATGATTTGAGGAGCATACACAATGATTTGAGAGGTCTTAGCTTTATTTGGATCTTCAGTATTAGCTACAACCTTGTGCATTTCAGCCGCAATTCGAGCAAGCCGCTCAGGCTTTTCGATATCCTGAACACGGCCTTCAAGTGCATTTAGAGCCCTGCCCATAATACGAGCTGCTTTGCCACGAAGCTGGGAAACGGCTACTTCACCTTCTACATCAATATCCAAATCTTCCGTTTTCGGTGGAAGGCATGGAATACCTACGCCATTTCCGGCCGGAGGCCGTGGTGTAGTTGCTGTTCTCAGCCTATTTAGAAGGTTCAGAGGTGATTCCAAACGTTCTTGGATTTCCTCATCGCTTAGTAGCATGGTACAACTCCAGGTATAGACCTATATAAGGAATCTATACTAAAAAGTTCGGGCCGGGGGATGGTCAAATTGTCTCACAAACCGACATGATTGTCAAGTGCAAAAGGTGCAAAAAGCCTAACAATTCCGGCCCGTTTGGATGAATGGTTCAGTAAATGAGCGGTTCACGATTTGTTGACTGGGATTTTTTATAAAATTTTAGTATTATATAGCTTGTAAAGTTGCATCATGGCGTGGCTAAGGTTATTTTTCATTTCTGGCATGACTATCTCACAATCCACCTCCGCAATTTTTGTGCCAACATGGGACCACTATTAGTTGATGGTAGGGGGAGGGAGGCCACAACATATAGTATTGACAAATAATGCTTGTCACTGATAATAATTGTCACTGTCGCACCACAAGATATAGTATGCGACACTCTCAGGCGCACTAGACATAGTGTTCTCCCCTTGGTATTACCCATGCATTAGTATTCTCCGTAAGCCGGGTTCGTTTGGTTTGGTCTAGCGTGCGTTCGCTCCGCGTGGTCTACATGACACGTAAGTTTAGGGGCGAGTATCGTAAAGCCTAATCCTCGTGTGCAATGCCATGCACGGCTGTTGCCTAGCAGTGTCCGTAGGTATCACGGACGACTATTCG